TAATGCCATGCGAGATACTGTCGAGGAACTTGACGTAATATATGGGGTGCAGCCACAGTCACCTGCAAGAGTGTTTCTATGACTTAAGGTGTAATCTTGGTGATGTGCTACGTTGAGACAGGGTGCCGTGTTGTATCCGTAGGCCCACCATATGACAATCTATTCGGGTGTAAGGTCCGAGCAGAATATGCAGAGATTATGCACAGAAACGCTGATTACCTATCCGCCACTTGTAGCCTTCAACGTATGGTATAAAAACTTAAACTACTATCGATACACACATGGGAACTCCACAAATGGCCTCTAATCTCAGCGAAACAGAACATAAAGCCATCCTAGGTGTATCTGGCTCTACAACTAACGGAATAACCCGTAACCTCAAACAGAAACAAGGAACAACCGTACATGACAAAACGCCCCAAGTCACGTTACCAAAGGAAACTGGAAGACAAGCAGGAAGTAGAGCATCACTTTACTATTCTGCCCAAGAACCAGAAACAAGACCTTCTGATCCACTCTATTAAGTCGTACCCTATCACTGTAACCACTGGTTGCGCTGGTACGGGTAAGACCTACTGTAGTATTGGTACAGCGGCAGCACTTTATAAGTCTGGTCGTTATAAGAAGATCGTCCTTGCTCGTGCAAACGTACCAACAGGAAAATCCCTTGGTTCCTTTCCCGGAGATATTAAAGAAAAGCTTACCCCGTGGCTGATGCCTATGCTTGATGTCCTCAAGAAGGCTTTTGGTCCGGGTAAGTTTGCCTACATGATCGAAAAGGAACTTATTGAAATGCAGCCTATCGAGACAATCCGTGGACGCTCTTATGAGAACACTGTTGTCCTAGTCGATGAAGCTCAGAATCTTACCTTTGATGATCTCAAGGCTATCTCTACTCGCTTGGGTGAAAACTCCAAACTAGTCCTAATGGGTGATCCGGCCCAGTCCGATGTAAAGAAGGGGCAAGACCTCCTAATGTTCTGTAAGATCGTAGAACGTGGTGGTATCGACGTCCCTATCATCACCTTTGGCGCTAACGATATTGTCAGGTCTGACATCGTTGCCAGCCTAGTTAAACTCTTCCTTAAAGAGGGAGTGTAACCGCTTCTTGCTGCTTACAGGTGAGAAGACTACAACCTTACCTGTAAGCAACATACTTAAAGGAAAACATGATGACAGCTTATACTTTTGAGGGTAATTCTATCCTCGCCCCCTTAACCTTTCTTTCCAATGATAGAGTTATTTCTTCTGAGACAGCAAGTCTTAAACAACTTATTCACCGGACTGGTGCTCAACGTTGGGACTTGCGGTTTACCATCCTAACCAACGATAATGCTGGTGAGGTTCTTCTCGGTATGATCACCAATGCTTACAGCATCAAGACCATGCCTATGCCACAACTTAAAGATGTTGAAGACTCAACTACTACAACAGCGGCTATTACCGCTTCTCAAACTGTAGCAGCAGGAGCTGTCTCTCTTCTTTGTGGTGGTGGAACAGGAATCTTACCTAAAGGTTCTTTTATCCAGTTTGCTAATCACAGTAAGATTTACATTACAACGGCTGACTGGAATGGTACATCAGATAACATTGAAGTCTTCCCCTCGCTAAGAAACCCCGTCCCTCTTAACACAGTTATTTATCACACCAACTCTGTCACAAAACCTCAGTATAACTACTTGCGGTCAGCAGACGATATCTCTGGTATCACTTACTCGGACGGTATCTTGGCTTCACCCGGAACTATCACTCTTAAAGAGGTAGTCTAACATGAACAGTTTTACAGATAAAGTACGTATAGACGCACTCAACAAAGCAATCAAGAAGGTAAACCGTATCAAGAGAACCAGAATTGGTTACGCTTACGGTATCTCTGATTGTTGGACGTTGTTTTGTTTCTATGATGGGTTCCTAAGAAACAATGAGGATCTAAAGAACCTGTTCACAGGTTATAAGGACCAAGACGACTGGTTCGACACGCTACATTCTACGGGCTTTGAAGACCCTAAACAGATGCTCTCTACTTTTGGGTGGAAAGAGGTTCCTTTTGAAGAGACCCGGTTAGGAGATATGTCAGCAATCTTCTACCCTAATAACCCAGAAATGTGGTCCACAGTTGTGAAAGTGGCTCCAAAAACTTGGCACACTTCTTCTAACTTACCAGAAATGGAAATGTTGACCGACAAGTTCGTTAAACGCCACCTACACTTTTCAATGAGGCCCTATTATGAGACAAGTTAACGCTTTTGTAGAAAGCAGAATCTACGCAGAAGTTTTAGAGTACTACGCCATCATCTTCCTTGAGCTAGATGGTTTAAACCTGTACTTCACAACCCTACCTTATGACATCACAGTTGATGGCCAGCTTTACATTAGTTCAGTTGGTATTGTTGACTACTCCGCACCAAATCAGACCTCTGTCGTTGACAGGGAGAACTTCCAGTTTTCTCTTGCTGACCCAGATGGGTCTTTTAAAGAACGCCTAAGAACAGGTATCGCAGGTAAGGCCGCTGAGTTATCTGTCGGTTTCTTTAACAACGATGGTAGCCCAAACACTGACCCAGAGAACTTTATTATTTCTTACAAAGGTTGGATTGATGGCACCTCCTTTAGCTCAGACTTTGAAGAGTCAACAATTAACATCGACTGTTCCTCTCCTATGGCTGCACTTGGTCTTATTAAAACGATGTTTACTTCTTCGGACGGTATGGACCAGTTTAACACAAGCGATACATCCTTTGATAACGTGATTGCAAATAATGAAACCAAATTTAAGTGGGGGAAGGAATAATGCCTCTTATAACCGCAGCTGTAGCAACCTTTGGTGCGTATACAGTTTTCCAAGCCGCTGTGACTATCGGTTCTATTATCTACCAATACAAGAAAAATCAGGCAATGAAATCGGCTCAAGAAGCCGCAGCAGACGCCCGAAAAGGGTACGAAGCTACTAAACAGGACACTGTTGCCAACCTTCCTGTTGTTTATGGTTTGAACAAAATCGGAAGTGTTGTTACAGATTACGCGACCAAAGACAGCTACACCTACGCAGCCCCAACAGGATACAGTTCTTCTGACTATGTTCCGGTGGCTGGTTTTCTAAGCGATGCAGATAACTACTTTGAAGTTACGGTTACAGGTACTCTAGGCCAACCCCTGACTGGGGATGGTGCTGTTGGTAACGATATTGTTAATATTACAGCTATTCGTACAAAAGTAGTCTTTGACGGTGTAACAATTAAGGACCAAACTGTAGACACAGCAACGATCACTTTGTCAAATGGTTCTTTCTTAGCCACGAGCTTTGAAGAGTATCGTGGTGGTGTCAACATGGTTGATGTCGGGGGTTTCTCCTACTACGCTGGGCCAACCTCTCGTGTTAGTAATACTGTTTACCGTTTTAGTATTCGTCGTGTAAACAACTCTGCAATCATGAGTGTTTTTGCCAGCGGCCTAAGTTCTTCTCAATCCGGTTCTAAAAATGAGTTTCTTTTTACACAGAATGCTCTAGCTTTTGCTGGTATCTCTCGTGTAACAGCTGTAGACATCGGTGGCACAAGCGTCTACGATAGCAAATACTCTGGAAGTATCCGTCTCAACATCTACAACGAAGGTGGTGTAGACAACATGAGTGTGTCTAATGGGTTCCTCTCTACGAACACCTTTACAGAGACCGCCTACGCAGCCTGCGTGTTTAAGTTAAACCGTGATGACCCGCAGTACAGCAATGGAATTCCTCAGCTAAACTTCTATGTTGAAGGCCAGTTGGTCCATGATATTGAAGAGGCAGCGGGTGCCTATTCCTTGTCTGCAACAAAAAGCTATAGCAATAACCCCGCACGTTGTTTACTTGACTACTTAATGAGTCCTGTCTATGGGCGAGGTCTGCTTATAGCAGATATCGACTTGAAATCTTTCTATGACTCTAAGGTAATTTGTGATACGATCGTAAAGACAAATGCCACAAAGAGTGGTAAAATCACGGGCGGTTCTGGTACGACAGACGTGAAGCTCTTTGAGCTAAACCACATTGTTGATACAAGACGCCCAATCCGTGACAACATCACACAGATTCTTGAGTCTATGAGTCAAGCAACTCTTGTTTGGTCAGGCGGTACCTATAAGCTGAACCTCACTAACCCTACAGAGCAACCTTCTGTAGAAAACGGCCTTGTTGACGCTCGACATGTATTCGATGATAGTGATATCATTAAGTCTGATGTCAATATCTCTTGGCCAAGCTCCGAAGACAAGTACAACCAAGTTACTGTACGCTTCCCTAACTCTTATAATGACTTTAAGGATGACTCAGTTAGCTGGCCTCCACTTAGCTCTTTTGTTTACAGTGACTACTTAACTGAAGACAACGGCCAAGAATTCAGAGCGGCAATTAGCCCTTCTGGTATTACAGATCCTTACCACGCCCTAGCTAAGGCTGAGGAAATGGTACGTTTTAGCAGGTCAGGCGCAATTATGAGTTGTACTTTGCAGAGAAAAGCCTTGCTTTTAGAACCGGGAGACTTCTTTATATTACAGTCGGACTCCTTAAACCTTGTTAGTTCTGTATGGAGGGTGGACTCTGTTAAGATTAACAGTGACCTTTCTGTTCGGGTAAACGCCTACGAGTTTAACTTTGCGGTTCTTGCTTGGAATGTTAACGATGACGTTGCTTACAAAAACAGGATTGTACCGCAGCAGGTTATTTCTCCTCCTCTGAACACCACCTTTAATCCCTCTGCTAATGATCTTGGTACGTCTTCAGGTAAGGTAACTTGGACAGCACCAAACGATGCTTTTGTTAGGAGCTATCTCGTTGAGTATACGACCGATACCTTGA